ATTCCCCGATCCGGAGTCTGGGAAGTGTCGGCACGGCGACGACGGTTGTGATCGTCACCGTGACCGGCACGAGGACCGTCCCCATGTTCAACCTGCAAGTCGAGTTCGACAGCCCCTACGCCATGACATGCGTCTCGCAGTGGTTGGCGACGGAGCGTGAGTGTCGGCAAGTCATCAACGCGACGTGCGATGGGCAGACGCTCTACCGCATTCTCGACCCCGACCGGAACGTGATCGTCGAGACTCGCTTCCCCGTGTTGATGGTCGCGGGCCCGACCCCGACGGACGGAGGCAAGCGGTTCACCCGGTGGCTCGACGGCGCGTGGGGGGGCTGGTTCTCGGCCCCCGATGAACGCTGAAAAACCCGATCCGGAGTCTGGATTTTGGTGGGACGGGATTTGGCTGGTTCGACTCCAGCCCCCACCGTTCGCCACGCCGCAACTTCGCGGCTGGCGTGTTCGATGGTTCGCAACTGAGGAGATTCCCATGACCAAGTCCGAAATCGCTGCCCTGATCGCCCAGTCGGTGTCCGCTTCCGTCAACGCGGCTTTCGGCCGGACGGCTGCCCCCGTGCCGGTTCCCGCACCCATCGCGTTTCAGCGGACGGCTCCCGTGCCGACGGCTGTCCCTGCGGTGGCCGACGACGTGAAGGCCAAGCGTCTCGCGGGTCTGGAGAAGGCCCGTGCCCGTGCGGCTGAGGTCAGGGCTGAGAAGGCCGCTGCGAAGGCGGCGGGTGTGATCCTGACCCCTCCCGCGAAGGCGGCTCCGGTGGCTTCCCCTGTCGCGGTGGTCGAGAAGCCCGCGAAGGCTCCGAAGCAGGCGTGGAGCGTCAGGCCCCACGTTACGAAGAAAGGTGTCGCCGGGCTCATCGTGAGCGTGGGGCCGCTGGCCGCGTGGGTCAAGGCGGGTGACACTGCCAAGATCAACGCGATCGTGGCCGCGTTCAACCTCATCCGCACGGGTGAGGTGAACACCATCGTCGCCGCGATGCGTGGCTGATCCCAACACGGGCTCACGCACCACGCCCCGACTGTGGCTGTCGGCTTCGGCTGGCAGTCGCTTTCGGGGCGTTCGCCTGCGCCCGCAGGACTGACCCCTAACCCCTGAGGACAGACCCATGTACGGACAGTTTGCCAGTGAAACCGGCGAGAAGTACGGCTCGTTCGAAGTGTTCCACCACGACGGCGTCCGCTTTTCGGACGACGACTGTTGGGCAGACAGTGACGGCAACCCCATGCCCGCTGGCTGGTACTGGTGGGCCTGCTTTCCAGTCTGCATGCCCGACTCTGACCCGAACGGACCCTTCGACACTGAGGCTGAGGCCACCGCCGACGCCCGGAACAGCGAGGACTGACCATGTACTCAGTCACCTGCCTGTTCTCCACCCCGCGTGGACTGTGTGCCGACAGCGTCCAGTTCGACACAGAACTGGAGGCCCGGCAGTTCATCAACCGCAGAGCGAATGGCGTGAGGATGCTCACGCTGCTCGACCCTGACGGTGAGCCGATGCTCACCACGCGGACCCCTGTTCCCCTGACTGACCGAGACTCGACACCCCTTCACGAAAGGCGAGGTGCGACATGAGCGACATAGCGAAAGAACTGCGAGAGAGATCACTGCTGGCAGAGCAGGAAGGCGAACCGTTGGCCTTGCTGGACGAGGCGGCCGACGAGATTGAGCGGCTGCGGTTCACCGACGAGGAGCGCGCGGCGTTGGAGTGGGCGGCGCATGACGCCTCGTATCGAGGGATGGAATGGACGGAGAGAGTGTTGCGAGGGGTGCTGAAACGGATAGGCTGAGAACGACGGGTTCGGGTTCCGTGTTCTTGACCGATACCGAATCACCAAGTCGTCCAACTGGTTCTGATTCGACCCCTTGATTCCCCGATCCGGAGTCTAGGTTTCAGCGGGGCGGCTTCGGCTACCCCGTTCTGACCTGCACTCCGCAGGCTCTCGCCCATCGCACTGTGCGGTGGGCGTTTGTGTTTCCACCCCTGTTTCTGAGGAGGTTCCCATGTCCGAGCCCATGAAGTTCGTCTCGCTGACCGCCGTCGCCAACGTGTTCAGCACCCCAGTCCCCGCGCTCGTGACCGAACTGCGAGGCATGACCGACCGCGAGCGTGCGGAGGTGGCCACGCTGGTCGCCGCCGTCGCCACCCCGACGGAGTCCTGATTCCCCGATCCGGAGTCCAACCATTGGCGGTCGAGGCCAGTCGTCACGTTGGCGGCTGGCCTCGCCGCTCACCCCGATATGAAGCGGTTGCTCGATGTCTCAGTGGAGAACTAACAATGGCCCTGACAGTCAAGAACTGCCGACAGGCAGTGACAGAGCGACGGAAGTTTCGTGTGTCCACTCTGTACGGCGGAGAACACACCGCATCTGATGGTACGAAGATGTATCGAGTCTGCTCGGGAGACAGTGCGTACCCGCTGTTCGTGTGGGCAGACGGCATCTGGTGCGAGAACAAGGATGCTCCCAACGCATACAGCAGACGCCGTCATGTCCGCGCACGTCAGCAGTATTACGCCCGGCCTAGCGTGCCAGCCAGAGAGATCATGATGATGCACTGGAAGGAGATGGCGAACTTCATCCACGCTGGCGGTGAACACCACCCGAAGATGAAGAAACTTCTGGGCTGTTCGGCGGGGTGAAGGCCCCTTGATTTCCCGATCCGGAGTCTGGTTTTGCAGCCGGTGGCATGGTGCCGTCGGCTTTCTTTTTTCCCTGAGGTGACCATGAAGATTCCATCGTTCATCAAGCAGATCGTGAAGTGCTGCGACACGGAGGCAAGCAAGTACGCACTCGGAGGCGTGAAGTGTGAGAGCGACGGACAGATCGCTCGACTCACTGCCACCGACGGCAGGGTGATGGTCAGTGTCCAGTCCGCAGACGACGGGCCCGCAGTGGATGCCGTCGTGGATGGCAAGACACTGGCTGCTATCCCCGCCGCTGCGCTCAGGTCGAAGCACAGCGTCGAGTTCTTGGGTGACAGACTGGAGTACCACGACAAGCCGGGCTTCGTGTCGGTCAAGGTCGATCCACTGGAGGGTCGGTTCCCACGCTACGAGGACGTGTTCGATTCCATCTACGCCAGCGGGACGGACAGACACGCAGTCGTGAAACTCGACGCTGCCATGCTCCGCAAACTGGCGGACGTGGCGGACGCGATGGACCCGGACGGCAACAGAAAGGGGATCACGCTGTTCGTGGGTGCATCAGACAAGGCGGTGTTCGCAACCTGCCGCAGTGAGGACGGGTACATCGCACGCATGGTGGTCATGCCGCGAGTCGAGGGCGAGGGCACTGACTTCTCGTTCCCAACTGCGGGCTCGACGCCTGCGTTCACCACGCCTGAGCCCAAGCCCAAGCGGGACATGGTCGTGCAGAACACGACCGTGTATCCGGACGGACGACGGGTGCCGGGCGACACGGTGAACGTGACGACGGGCAAGGTGCTGGCACCCCCGCCCGAGATGCTCGACGACGACGCCATCGCTGAGGCGGTGACACGAGAGCCTGCCTGCATCGGGATCATCGAGGGTGACCTCGACCCGGTGTCGTGACCCCTTGATTTCCCGATCCGGAGTCCGATTGGTGGGGCAGCCGTCGATGGTGGCGGTTGCCCCACTTCCATTACCCACACGCAAGGAGGCGTGCCATGAAACCTGACCAGATGGAACTGGTTCTGTTGATCGTTCGGATTGTTCTTCACCTCATTCAGAAAGGATCGTGACCCATGCCATACCCCGATTCGGAATACCCCAGCACCCTGCGTGGACGCAGTAAGCGTGAGTCGCAGAGGCTGCTGGCTGCGGCACCTGACTTGCTTTCTGCCCTCAAGTTCATGTACGTCGAGTTCCGCGTCTTACAGGCGATGCACGACAGATGGAGTGAGTTCGTGCTCTCCGATGCGAAGGAAGCCATCGCGAAGGCGGAAGGGAGGGACGGATGAAACCCTCCCTCACCTACGTCGAGTTCCGCACCCTGTGCCTGATCGCCAACGAGATCAACAAGCACGGGGTGCAGCCGTCCTACCGGGAGATCGCTGACCGGTTCGACTACTCCTCCGCTGCCTCCATCACGAACGTGATGCAAAGGCTGGAGTACAAGGGGCTCGTCACTCGCATCGGACTGCGTGCGGTTCGGTTCGACTGGCGACGGTATCTCAAGCACCCACTCAACCCGAAGGAGTTCCTGACAACGCGATGACTGGCCCGAGTGCAGTCGGCCAGTCACAACCGTTGACTAGGTACTGCACACATGTACACTCACACAGGAGACGGGGTATGCCACACCCTACCACTACCCTTGCTCTCAAGCGTGAGGAAATCGAGCGGGTCATCACAGCCCTGCACGAGAGTGCCTCAGACAGAGAGCAGTGGGACGAAGTCGATGAAGCGACAGCGTTCGTGACGCTGGAGCAGAAGTTTCTCAAGGCCCATCACACCATCATCAGGAGTTCACAGACATGAACACCATCTCCATCGGTTCGAAGTCCGGCGGCGTCTGCATCCTCAACACCCGTGCCTGCCTGCGTGATCTCATTCAACAGGCTGCGGATGCGGTTGGGTGCGGCAAGTACATCCCGAAGCAACCGCCTGCCACCACTGTCCTTCGCCTCGCCATGCACGGCGTCGGCGTCGGGCTCTACGGCAAGCAGAGGAAGCAGCCGATCAGCGTGCGTCACGTTGACGGCAACGACTTCGAATGCGTGCGTGTTATCCCGGACGGGGACCGCAACAAGTACCTTCACCTGTTCACTGCCACCATCGACAAGCAGTGGGGAGTGACGGTCACTGTCACCAACCCGGTGTTCGCCATCGGGGCACAGGTCGAGCCCGCACTGGCTGCCGCTGTCGGCCAACTGCGGGACTACCTGCCAGCCACCATCGTGAGCAAGGCCACTGTCCGCATCCTCCAGTCATGGAAGGGCGTGCCGATGGCTGAGGGTGGCGGCGTCTGGTTCTTGGGTGAGCAGCACCTCGACAAGTACCAGCAGTTCGCCTCCGGTGTGCGAGGGACGAACGGCAGTGGTTCCCTGTTCTCGCTCACCAAGTTCGACATCGACGCCAACCCGGAGACGGCTGGCGAAGTGCTGAACAAGGTGCGTGAGACTGTCGCCGCTGGCGTGGCCGAGATCATGGACGACATCGCCAACAGCCCCGACGGTTTCAACGACCGGTCCATCAAGGTCCGGGTCGCCCGGTCCAACAGCATGCTCGACATGATCCGGCAGTACCGCGACCTGATGGGCGTGGACATGCCCGAACTGGTCGAGGCAATCGAGCAGGTCAAGAGTGCGGTGAGCATTCACCGACTCCTGTCCGCCAGCGTCTGAGTTTCACCACCCCAACAGAGGAGAGTTCCCATGAAGAAGATGCGTCGCCTGACCCTCGACTACACCCAGTTCCTTGCCGACTACAAGGAAGCGTTCGAGGCTGGCATCACGGTCAATGAGTTCTGCCAACTCATCGGCCTGTCAATCGGTGGCCTTCACACCCGGATGGAGACGCTCGCCAAGAGAGGCGTTCTACTTCCGCTGCTGAAGGGCATGCACGTCAAGTCCCGGCAGGGGGCACGCCTTGCTGGCAAGCCCATGCCCACACGTCGCAAGCCCGGCCTGATCCTCGACGCCATCCACGTCGAGCCTGTCCCCTCCCTGCCCGAGCCCGTCGCTGACGAGCCCGGCACGCAGGATGTCCCCGTCCCGGCGTTCGCCTTCACGGCATACGTCGGCTCCGGTTTCTAGTCGATGGCCGCAGGATTCCCGATCCGGAGTCCATTCGGTGGGGGGAAGGGGTGGCACTGTGCTGCCCCTCCCCCAGTCCAGTAGGTTTCACACTCTGAGGAGTTCTCAATCATGTCTCGCCCCAATCTCGGCAACGTGCCCGGCTTTCTCGCCCTTCAAGTTGCCCCCACCCTGTTTCAGGGAGGTGTCGGACTCGGCAAGTCATCCTCGCTGGAGGCGCTGGCCGGTGCCCTCAAGCGTAGGCTGGTCGCACTGTACGGTGCGACTCACCTGCCCGAAGATTTCTCTGGTTACCCCACGCCTGACCACGAGGCTGGCGTGGTACGCATGCTGCCCACTGACCTGTGGGAACAGACGAAGGATGGAATGGCACTCGTCTGCATCGACGAGGTGACCAACGTGCCGTCCGCCACACAGGCTGGCCTCCTGTCCGTCCTCACTGAGCGACGGGTGGGTGGCTACCGGATGCCCGAGTCCACGCTCATGGTGGGTGCGATGAACCCACCCGAACTGTGCCCCAACGCAGTGCCCCTCTCGCCTGCGATGCGGTCGCGGTTCGTCCACTTCGACTGGGTGGTGGACTACGACCACTGGTTCGCTGGCCTGCGGGCTGGCTGCGTGTGGTCTGCCCCTGAGTTCCCCATCGTGCCGGGCCACTGGACCGACATGCTTCCGCAGTTCGGCTCGCTTGTCGAGGCGTTCCTGCGGTCGGCCCCCGATGCCCGCGAGAAGTTGCCGACTGACGACACGACCCTCGCCTTCCCCAACCTGCGGACGTGGACGTACCTCGTCAAGGTCTGTGCCGCAGCGGAAGCCTGCGGGTACGAGTGGCGGAAGGAACGGAAAGACCCCATCTACGCCACGCTCTGTGCCGGTGCGGTGGGGACGGAACATTCCAGTATGTTCCTGCGGTACGCCCAGCAACTCGACCTGCTCAACCCGGAGGAGTTCCTGAGCGGGACGGTCAACTACAAGTACGAGAACAGGCCGGACGCCAACATCTGCCTGCTGACTGGCATCGTCCGCTGCCTGCGGTCGAACCCGTCTAAGGAACGGTGGGAGCGTGCGGCTGAGGCGTTCCTTGAGATCGGCACGCATGAGATCGAGTCGTTCCTCATGCAGTTCAAGTCCTTCTGGAAGCCGGTGAAGGACGGTGGCGTGCGGCCCGACGGGTGGACTCCCCCGAAGGAAACGCTCGCCAAGTTGATGGCACTGGTGCAGTCGTGACCGCTACGCCTGCACAGATGAAGGAGGATGCACTGCGGGGGTTGTGTCACAGCGACCCCCGCAGTCCCTTCTTCATCGAACCCGATGACGACGATGCAACGCCACGCACAGTTCCGTGCGGCGGTTGCGACTGCTGCTTCTACGGCAGAGACACACTGGCCCGACACATCATCACCCTGTTGGAGGAGAGACAATGACCCCACGACAACTGCTCGGTCAGGCACGGGTGCGGACGTTTGAGTACGTCCCCTACCTTGCCTCCTACATCTACAGTCTCAAGGAACGGGAGACTCCCGGCATCGGCACTACCGCTGTCGATGATGCGGGGAACCTGTACTGGGACCCCAAGTTCATAGTCGAGTGCGGAGTAGACAAGGGTGCGTACCTTGTCGCGCACGAAGTGCTGCACCTCATCTTCGACCACCACTCGCGGGCGAAGGAGATGGTGCCGCACCCCACCCCGCAGCAGAAGTTCATCCTGAACGTGGCGGCTGACCTTGTCGTCGAGCAGACGCTCAAGGGCATGCGTCACCTGCGGCCTGAGGGTGGCATCTGTCTGGGAGTATGCGTCCCGCAACTGGGCGGGGTGAAACTCAACTTCCCAGAGAACCGTTCGTTCCAAGAATACTACCGACTGATCTGCGAGAAACTGAAGACTCAGTCAGAACAGGAGAAGAAGGATGACAAAAGCAAGGCACGCGGCGATGGTCGTGGCGGTGACTCGCGGAATCCCGGACAACCGGGTGATCGTGATAGCCAACGGCCGAACGGCTCTGGCCCTCAAGCGGGCAGCGATCAGTCAGGGAGCGGCGGTGACTCCGCCGACAACCCTGCCGGACAGGGACGGGATCAGGGACATGGCGGCAGTCCTGCTGACCGTCGCCCCTGCGCTCCGGGAACTGGCGGTTCGTGTGCTGACGGCGTCAAGAGGCAGTACGAAGTCGAGAGCGATGGGTCGTGGGAAACCTACGGGCAGGACATCGCAGCGGCAGGCATCGAGAAGTACGAGAACGACAATCCCGGCTCGGTGCCCGGCACCATCAAAGACGCGATCAAGGCCCGGCTGCACCCCACGCCGGACCCGTTCGCCCAACTGAAGTCTGCCGTCTGCACTAGCGTTGCTTCGCCTGTCGGTGGGCGTGACTTCACCCACCGCAGGCGGTCGAAGAAGCAGTCGCCGGGCAAGGACGACCCGCTGCTGCACGGGCGGATGACGGTGCAGCCCTACGCTGTCGTGATCGTGGACACGTCGGGCTCGATGATGACCCCTGAGATTCAGGCGAAGGCCCTGTCTGTGATCGGGCAGGGTCTGCGGAAGTTGGGGAGGGTGAAGGTGTACTGTGCCGACACCCACGTCCGGTCGAAGGCGGAGGTGTCCAGCATCCGCTCGTTCGACTGGCATGGCGGTGGTGGCACCAACATGTCGAGGGCGGTGGAGGAGGTGGACGAGAAGGACAAGCCCGACTCGATCATCCTCCTCACCGACGCCGAGACTCACTGGTCGTCCAAGAAGCCGCGAGCCCGCGTGGTCGTGGCCTACACGGGCAAGCGTGGGTCGCACTGGCACAAGGCGATCCCGTCCTACTTCCGCACCGTCCCCCTCACGAAGGAGTCCTGACATGGAAGGGAAACTGAAGCGACTGAAGAAGAACGTGATGACGTTCGATCAGATTGACCAGCGGGTGTACCGTGCGAGGAATGGTTCCTTCACGCGGCCACCCGACATCTTGCACCAAGACAAGGCGGGGACGGTGACAGCCTATGTCCCATACATCGGGTGCATGGGGTACTGGCTGCACTGGAAGGGCGTCCTCAAGGAATACGGGTGCGTCTCGACAGCCGAGACTGCGACAATGACCTTCGCGTCCGTGTGGAAACTCTCGGACGGAGACACTGGCTACATCGTGTACGGGACCGAAATCGACAGGGCGAAGGACGACTGGGAAAAGGCGAGACTGAGACTTTGGAGACGCTACGTCCGGGCCCTCACGCCGCACGATTCTCGCATAAGGATCGAGGAGGGCACCCGCTTGTTCTATCGAGTGCGACGAGACGGGCATGTCGAGGGCCCATGGTCAGCATCGTCCGGGCCACAGAGCCGTGAGAACCCGAATCAGTTCAAGCACGGCATGTGGAAGACTCTCCCGAAAGCCATGCGTCCGCAGCCAGAATCTTGGGCGAAGGGCGATAGCATGCGGTTCGCGGAGCATCCAAAGTTCATGTCACGAAGCATCCGGTTCGTGCGTGAACTGCGTCGGCAACTGAAGGGAGGGCCGGAGCATGTCATTCAGTTGCTGCACAAACAGGAAGGCCGGACGTTCGGACCAGAGTCGGTGCAGTTCTCTGTGTGCCTGCCGCCAACCCGGAATGCGAACGGGCCGCGAATCATCGTGGCGGCAGCGATGCACACCTACGAATCGCGGCACCGCTACAGAGTTGATGGTGACTACACGCCACATCACTCGCAGTATTACGTCTGGTACGAGCAGCACGGCAGCCGATCTGAAGGGACGGATCGGTTCAAGTGCGGCAAGGAAGCGATGGCGGCGATCATCGAGTGGTACTGGAGTTTCCTCCGCATACCCGGACCGGAGTGACAGACATGCTTGACACCAAGTACAGCGGCTACTCCATCCGCGAGCGATGGAACGAGATGATCGGCAGGAACGACTCGACCTTCGGGTTCCTGTTGCGTCTCTGTGTCGTTGGGTTCTGTGTCGTCACGGCACTGGACCCGCATGCCAGTTACTACATGTCACCGCAGATATGGGTGCTGGTCTGGCTGTTCATTTACTTCTACCTGTAGGAGACACTCATGCCAATGGTCTACTGTTACGGCAGGGCCTCGACTGACAAGCAGGCCCTGACCGAATCGGCACAGCGTTCGGTCTGCGAGGACTACGTCCAGAGGGCACTGACCCCGCTGGGTTTCCAGTACGGTGGCTGGCACTACGATCCCGCCACGTCCGGCAGCACCCAGATGTTCGAACGGGAGCAGGGTCGCAGGCTCTGGGTTCTGGTTCAGCCGGGCGACAGGATCGTGTGGGCGAAACTCGACCGGGCATTCCGCTCGTCATACGACTTCGTCAGCACCATGCAGTTGTTGCAGTCGAAGGGTGTGTCGTTCTCCTCGCTCGACATCGGTCTGGACAGCAGCACCCCCATCGGCAAGTGTGTGTTCACCATCATGGCGGCGTTCGCAGAACTGGAGCGTGACTTCATCCGGGAGCGGACACGCAACGGCATGCGGGCGAAGCGACAGGTCAACAAGCCCATCAACCCCCACGCACCCATCGGTTGGAAGAAGGTGGGCGTGAAGCGGGATTCCTACTGGCTCCCCGACCCACTGGAGCGGGCTCAGGTTGACCGGATGGTGACCATGCGGGATGCAGGCACGAGCCTTGAGCGGATCGTCATCGCGTTCAGGGCCGAGAGGCGGACGAACGGCAGGTTCTGGAACATCAACTCGGTGACGCGAGCCATCACGGCAGCAAGGGCTCGCTACCCAAAAGCGTTCCAAGAACCTTCAGTGCCACGTCCAGCCTCCGTTTGATGGTTCGTGGGTCGCAGCGAGCGTAGTCCCCTATCTCCCGGAGACTGAGCCCGCGATAGTACCGCAGGTGGATGAGCCTGCGGTAGCGTGCAGGGAGGCGGGCGATGGCTGTCTGGAGTTTGGTGGCCATGCTGTTGGGGGCAACTGCCAGTGCCTCCGCCAACTCCATTGGCACCCGGTCAGGCGAGTCGTACCGGGACCGACGGTTCCTGTCGATCTCTTTCAGCAGGGCGTTGCGAACCGCCATCGAGAAGTAGGTCGTGACCTTCGACTTGTCGGAGTCATAGGTCTTGGCCGCACGGCACACCGCAAGGTAGGCCACACTCATGGAGTCGATCTGTCGCAGCGGCTTGCGAAGCGTCGGGTATCGACACCTGAAGGCGATGATCGCCTTCGGGACGACAGCCATCGCCTCCTCCGCCAGTGCTTTCTGTTGGTCTGTGAGGTGCATCCTTGCACGCTGGAGTGCCCATGTCAGCCTCCTTCGCCTCCCTCGACCGGCAGCAACGCCACCGCATCAGCCAGCGGCACTATCTCCACCGTCGCCATCATCTCGGGCGTGATGTAGTCAAACGCCCCATGCAGCAAGCCGCCCGGCCCGACTTCTGAGAGAACGTCACCGCAGAGCATCCACCGGCCATCGGTGAGTTGCCGCCCTGCCGGAACGTGGCGAGGGTCGCCGTGTTCCATCTGCACTTGGTACAGGGCGGCGGCAACTTCGTATGAGTAGACAAGTGCGAGGTCTTTGCACTCGGCGTATGGCACCGGGAGCGTGAGTTCCGCGAGTGTCATCAGACATTCCTCCCCAGCGCAGTCTGGAGCGCCAGCATGGCAGCGGTGTATGCGTCAACCTGCGACTGCGAAAGTCCGAGTCCGAGTGAGTACGCCATGACCCTGCCGTTGATAAACGAGTCGGCCGTGCCTTGATTGTTGTTGGCAAAGATGAAAAACGGCCGGGCCGATGTGACTCCGGCAATCCCGCCAGAGATGTCCAGCGTTGAGTTTGCTTGCGAAACAGCGTTGTAGTAGTTGTCCAGCCTGTCTACTGCCGTGCGAGACAACACCCTGAAGCCACCAGCGGCTCCGGTCTGCGAACCTCCGGTGTTGAAGTTTGCAGTCGCACTTGCCATGTATTGCCCGAACACTGCCGATGTGCTGAAAATGCCGTTGCTAAGGTAGATTTGTGATGCAGTTGCCGTATCCCGGCAACCAATCCACGCGCGAGTTTGATCGCCTCCGCTCGGCTGCGAGTGATACACCGCGTTATGTGCGGATATGTATGACGGCAGATTGGACGGGGCGAGTCCGGTGTCAAGGTACTTGGTTGTTCCGTTGCCCGTCAGCCCGCCGCTCGCACCTGTCTCTGTGTAGTCGCCACTGATGAACGGACCGGTGTTGGTGTCGATAGTGTTGCCAAACTGCGTCCCACCAAGCGACGTTCCGCGATAGAGAGGGACGAAACAGGCGTTGAGGCCAGTTCCGGCAAACAGGTTGAGGCGATAGAAGCGGTCCCGCAGCCCCGACTCGGCGTCGATAGCGTTGCAGAACTGATTCACCGCTGCCGCCGTGCTGGCACTCACCGTGCCGCCGTTGGCGTAGACGCGATTCACCCAATCGTTCGCGTCGGCGTTGCTGACTTGCGGGGCGAGGGTGATGCCCCACTTGGCGGCGAGGTAGCGTTCGAGACGCGACACCTCCGCAGCCGAAAGGAGACGGTCGTAATAGATGAACTCCGCGATGTTGCCGTTCAGTCCGTAGATATTCGTCGGCAGCGAGAGAAAGCGAACGGCGTGGCTCCCCGCGAACGTCTGCGAGTCGGTGGTCGCGGTGCCGTACACGCCGTTTCTGTAGATTTGACCGAGCGAGGTGTCGGTCAGGCCCGCGACGATCGACCACTCGCTTGCCGCGTACCCGATGTCGGAGTGCGTCTGTGCGTTGCCAGTGCCGCCGCGCGTAGTTCGGACAGTCAGTGGGGCGTTTTGGACTGCGATTCGCGGCTGGTCGTTGATGCTCCCGCGCTGGTAGACGGCTTGGTTGAGAGCGGATGCGCGAAACACCGCGAGCGCCGTGTTCCCTGCCGTGTAGTTCCACGCAGGTGTGACGAGGGCAACGCTGCCCGTCCCGTTGTTTGCGACTGTGCTGCGGGCGTTCAGTGACGCCGCAGCGACGGTCGGCCTGCTCCCCGCCGTCGCCTGCGTTGCGTGTCGCGCGTTCCCACTCTTGTCCCCCCAGTACCCCACCGGATCGCTCGTCGCGGTGGCTGGGACCGTGCCGTCGCTGTTCTGGAACAGCGTGGATGAGTCGCTTGCGTCCAGCCACAGGGCGAGGCCGCTGATGGAGCGGGGGGTGAAGTTACTCGCCGGTCTGAGCAGGCGGGCGCTTGCGGTCATCGCTTCCTCTGCGGGCAGGTTCCGCTGACGCAGACCGTCTTGATTTCCTCCACTGCCTCCACGCCCACACGATGAGGGCTCTCACCCACCACGACTGCCCTTGCAGCAGCAACCGCAGCGGCACATCGAGCAGGCTCGCGGTCAATGGCGTGTGTGTCAGCAGAAAGCCACACCAGAACGGAGACGAGCCACTTCCAGAACAGGGCGATCATCGTGCCACCTCCCCGTACTTCTTCCACAGGAACATGCAGGCGAGCGAGCCGATCACGCTCATCACCAGACCTGCCGGTGCGTACTGGCTGCCCGACAGGATGGACCCTGCGAGGCCACCGACGACCGAGCCGACGACGCCGATGCCGATGGTCTGAATCTTGGGGCGTGGCTTGGCGGGAGGCCACAGCCACTCGGCCACAGACCCGGCGATGAACCCGAACACCAGCCAGACGATCAACTGAATCACGGCTTGTCCTTGTAGAAGTGGGTGGCGATCTTGGTGACAGCCGAAGTGGTGGCACCAGTGACGACAAAGGTGAGGAACAACTGAATCGCAACGTCCGGGTCAACCGCCCCCCAGATGCCGCCGATGGCGAGGAGTGCGCTTGCCACAGTCAGAGTGGACAGCACGACGCCAGTGATCTGATTGAGCGTGAGCATCACCATCCCTCCATGTGACACACGCCGTCCCCATCTCGATACTCGCGGCGGATTGACTGCGGAGGCGGGTCTGCCAGCACGGTCATCCACAGGCCCAACTTCGCGATCCGGGCGAGGAACCTCACCACCGGCCTGTCGCGGGATGGACGGAACGGATTCAGCGGGTTGAATCCGGGAGCGGACGCAACCAAGTAACCGACGAAAAGGCATGCGAGGCAAGCAGCCGCGAACACGTTCCGGGTCACAGTGCCAGCGAGTGGCTGACCTTCGGAGTGTTGCGTGATGTTTGCGGGGGTGGCGGCGTCAACCATTCCTTATGCTCCAGTTTTCTCCATGGAAACCCTGACACAGAACCGATGGCGAACGAGTCGCCCTGACGGAGGATGGACTCGATGTCGGCGCGGCTGCACCAGAACGAACCCTCAGGCTGATCTTCGGGCCAGCGTGGGCCAGTCACCCACCGCTCGCCCCAACTGTTGAGGATCAAGCAGCCGTCTCTCTTGCCGGGCCCGTCTGAGAATCTGATTCCACAGACCAGCATGCAGTGGTTCCACTGCCCGCCTCTTGGGAGGAACCCGTCCTTGTCCCTGACGTTGGTCGAGGCGAACCCGACGTTCGAACAGATGGGGACGCAGTAGCCGCTTGAGATGGCGGCGACCAGTTCGTCCCACGACGACACTTGAGCGACAGCCAGTGCCCTGTGCTGGGCAGCAGCGACTGCCACTTCTCGGGGAGGCCCGTTTGCCCCCCACTCCCTCGACATGGCGATGCTGTAGGAAGTCAGGTCGTACTTGCCGACAACCTCCCGGTACAGGATGCCGCCGACAGCAGGGTCTTTACACTTGCCAGCCACCCACCGTGCAGCCGCCGCCCCGTAACTGCCGTCGCTGTACCCCGCGAAGGTGACTGGCGGGAGCCGGGCGTAGGTTCTGGACCCCGCATACAGGGGCTCAGTCGCCACCAACTTGGGCGGCGCAGGCATCTCGCCCTGCTTCCATGACACGGCTTGACCGATGTACGATCCCGCCCCCCACCCGAACGATACGCAGGTTCCCGCCGACCCCTGATTCCATGCGGTGAAGGGCTTGCCGTACACCGCACGGTGGGCCTCGTCGGCGTAGCGGTACAGGAACGTGTCCTTGCGGACCACGTTGTCCATGCAGTCCTTCCCCGCCTGAGCGAAGCGGGGCTGGTCCAGTTCACTGAGGAACTCGGCGGTCGCTGCCGGGTTGGGTAGGTAGCCGAAGTCGTGTTCGACATGCTCCGCCAGCAGGCCGACATACCGGCTGACCAGAGTGCCGAGAGCCGCCGCGAAGACGACGAACGCGATGGCGGAGAACGTCCAAGAACTGTCACTGCGCTGCTTCACTTGCCGCCCTCCCAACGTCGCGGAACGCACTGATCCACAGGGCACGAGTCTCTGGGGTCAGCGGACCACCGTCAGTCCCAACGTGGGACTCCAGATAGGCGGCGATCTTGTCTCGTGCGACGGGCTGGCGTTCCCCGATGCTCTCGCCGCTGCACCGCAGGACGCGAGCCGCCTTCCGCAGTTGGTCGATCTGGGAGCCGGTGACGAAGTAGGGCTCCGACCGCCTGCTGTCCCACTCGATCTCGTCCGCCAGTTCGATCAGCAGGTTGCCGACAGTCGAGGCATCCGCACTGGCAGTCTCCCCACGAAAGTCACCCTTCAGCGACAGTGGCCCGTTGTCGGGGACGGGGGTCGGCTGGTCCTCCCTGCTCCACGACGGCAAGGCGAGGAAGGCAATGATGAGCAGGCCAGCGGCCAGCATCCGCTTGGCGTCGATCTTCGTCTTCGCCACCTCCAGCCACGCCTTCAGTTTGGGCACGTCCACCCCGAACAGAAGTGCGGCAGCCACCAGCAGACACAGCACGGCAATCATCCTTACCCCCCTTTGCGACAAATGGCATGAGACTGGGCACCGCGACGACCGGCCTTGCCGACGTTCTGGCGGTGGAACTCTCTGACTGACGACACCAAGTCGAAGTCCCGTTTCACTTCTGGTTTGGCCTTGCGTTTTTGGCGGCGGGACTGGAGTCGCTCCTGACTCAGGAACCAGTCCACCAAGAGATTTATGTCCCGTCTGGGCTGGCACTGTGACAGAAACTTCTCCCGGAGAATGTCGGGGTCCAGCCCCAAATCCTCACATGCCATGCCGAACGAGAACCCGCCGCCGGTGCCGCAGAACACCCAGCGGTATGCCGCCACCTGACGGCGCAAGTCCTCCCACTCCTTCTGGGTCGAGGGTTCCATCCCGTACCGACCCAGCCGTCTGTGGCGGGCACACAGGTCTTTCAGGAGGAAGGCTGTCCGAACCAGCACCTCCCGGCAGAACCGCTTCCAGTCGTCCTCGCACACCTCAGCGATGCTCTGGTCGTCGTAGTCCTTTACGACGGCTGCGATCATAGTCACGCCTCCTTCTCTGGTCTGACGCACCCTGCACCACGCAGGGTTCCTTCGTTCAGTTCGGGCCACACCTCCAGCGAGTGGATGGCAGCCATGATGTTCCATGCCGCATGGCCCAGATGGTCTTCGCTCCTGTCGCCCGACAGGAAGATGTACAGGTGCCTGATGGCGTGGTTCAAAACGTCACTCACTGGGAGTCCTTTTTCCCAGTTGTAGGCGTCGTACTTCTTGGCCCCCTCCGCGCATGCCCGTGCCACCGCCTCCAGCCCGATGGGCGTGATGAGGTCGTACCGCACGTCCTTTGCGTCCGCAGACCGCACGGCACCGGTGTCGAACTTCGTCTTGTTGTCGTCACTCACCATTGAACAATCTCCGAGTAAGTCTTGAGGAACTCTGTCTGCGATTGCTGCCACGTCATGAACTCGATCTTGTGACCCTGATCTGCTTGCTGACTTGTCCATGCTTCCCAGTCATGCTCAACAGTCAGGATGTCTCGCTTCTCAGTCATCAGTGCGATGTCGTCCGCGATTGCCACTTCGCTCGGCATGGGCCATCGAAGGCCAAACCGCTGGGCGATCACACGCATGACGTGCGACTCAAGGCTGCGATAGTCAGGAAGCAGAGTCTTGAGCGGCCGGGACAGGTCACCCAGATACGCCTCACTGGCATCGTGAAGCAGCCCCCACAGGTCATTCGGCGGCTTCAGCAGTTGGCTGACGTGGACGCTGTGCTGGGCCACGCTGTACGGGAACCGTGCGTGCCCGGTGTACCGGTTGATGCACGATAGGGCGTGGGCGATGTCCTCGATGCACACGTCTTCGTGCTTGAAGTCAGCAAGGTCGATCACCCTGCCGGTGAACGTCTGCATCATCGTCTTCGTCATGGCTTTCATCTCACCTCTCCTTCAGGACTAGGGGATAAATCGCATTCAGGCTGACCTGCGGCACGAAGTACGCCACCCCGTGATTCCCGTAGTCAGCCCTGTACCTCTCCTGCTTGGCGTCACTGCACTTGATCCACCCGTGAACGATGAAGTCGTTTGGCCCGCCGGTCACGAGGACGTACACGTCGTCGTCCTTGTCGCCTTCCCTCACGATCAGGGCGAAGTGGTGTGCTGACCGGGTGCGAATCTGGATGTTCTCACCGATGTCCGGGTCTTTGAACGTGTTGACGCTGCCGCTCCAGTACCTGCCTGTCGCCTTCGCGAAGGCACACTCGCCCAGTGCCCCCAAGATGTGGCTGCCCCACTCGTCGTTGATCGGCAGTCGGCTCTTGCACCCCTTCCGCATGGCCTCGACGTTGCGAGACACACCGACGAGGGCGGCACGGCTGACTTCGAACCACTCCAGTGAGACTCGCATGCTTACATGGCTCCCTGAACTTGCTGGATGAACCGCTTGATCTGCTCCAGAGGCAACGTCACCAGCCACTCGGTGTCGTTCTTCCGGTGCAGGACGACCGGACACAGTTCCCCGCACTGCTCACGAGACTTGTCCATCACCTCGTGCAGGTTCAGCCCACGCTCGACACGCTTGACCTCCAGCCACAGGTGCGGACAGCCCGGAGCGATCAGGTCGCTGGCTGACTCGGTGCCACTGTGCTGCTGCGACCGGCGGGCATGGGCCTGAGTGACGTGCTTGTTCCACTCGGCTGCTGCCTCCAGTTCCCCACGCTTTCCCTTCTGCCTGCTGTTCAGTGCCATGCGATCTATCTCCGGTGGTGTTCCGTTCCGCTCCCGCCACAGGAAGACTCGGAAGGGGTATCTCTCGGGCCCATACCCCAGATGCTTCTTGTGACGGAGAGAAGCCAAGTAAGCAGGGTCATAGAACTCGTCGTCCACCTCCCGCTTCGCCGTGAGGCATTGGCCCTTCGTGATGTCGTGCTTCCCGCCCGCATGCAGCCCGTCGTGGCAGTACATGCAGAGCCGCAACAGGTTCCTCCGGTCGTTGACCCGGCCCGCCCCCTGTTGCAGGTGGTGGATGTGCAGCGGCAAGTCCCTCGCCCAGCACACCGCACAGAACGGGAACTCTTCCGCGAACTGCGAGAGGATGTCACTGCTCATCGCTCCCCTCTTCCAGCACAGCGTGCAGGGCAGATGCCAGTTCCTGAAGTTCCCTCGCACTGCCGCATTCAAGGACCAGCCGGAAGTGCCGGTCCACAGCCGTAGCCCCCTTGAGCGGGAACTGCTCGACCACCTCCGTCCCAATCCATGTTGTCTCGACCGCCTTACGCAGCCGCTGCACCGCCTTGACTGTCTCGCTGCTGTCTCTGAGAAGCCGAGACATCGCATTCACAATCAGGGAACCCATGTCAACCTCCATGTTCTTTGAGCCACACTGACGCCATCGAAAGCCACGACGCTATCCGCTCCAACTCCGCACTGGACGTGACCACCACTGGGCCACTGGTGTCGAACACCACAGCAGTCCGGTCGGCATGCACGAACCAGCCCAAGTCGTAGGGCGAATCATCGACCACCTCCTTCAGAACCCCGACTCCCTCCACCGGCCTGCACAGGACTCCCATGCAGCCGCCGTCAACGTCCACCACCCTCAGCAACGCAACGTCACGTCCCATTGCACAGCCTCATTTCTGGGGTGGCATCGACCTCGCGGTGCCGATCCGACAGGGACTTGAGGGCACCGAAGGCGACGGACAGGTGGGACTCCAGCAACTCCACCTTTCGCTTGAGTGCGTCCACGTCGAATCTCAGGGACTCGATCTCTCTGGAAAGGTCGTGGCGGGACTTCTTTGAGTGGTGGTCGGGTGCCGCTTTGTCTTGCTGCAACCGCTCCTGCCGACGCTCCTGCTTCGACTGACGCTTCTGCTTCTTCCGGTTCGACCACGAGTGACTGCGGGCCCGCTTCTCCCATACATCGAGTTTGATGCCGCAGCAGCGAAGCATGCGGTCGCAGAGACGGCTGTCCTTCAACTTGTAGTCGCTGACCTTCACGCCATGCTCAAACTCGACGTACTCGTGGCAGTCTTCACACAGGCTGATGAGGAGGTGCATGCAGTCGTGCCGACCATCCAGAACCTCATGGGTGTATCGCCTGTGGTGGACACACTTCGAAGCCTGAAAACAGCACTGGCACCTGTACTCGTCACGGGCGAACACACTCCCTCTGATTCGTGCCCACTTCGGACTCTTCAGATACTCGGAGTAACTCTGAGTCATCCCTAACTCCCTGAGAGAAGAACCGCAAGAAGTAATCAAGTCTGTTGTTTGAAGGCTCTATGGGTGGACGGCGACTAATCCCCAGCCCGAAGGCTAGGGTTAGCCGCCACCACAAGTCCGCTGTTCGTTAGGACGTAGGGTGCCCTCCATGCCGCAGTTGCTGGAGAGATGCGACCTGCTTATCGAGCATCCTGCTGCCCGCGTGACTTAGCCCTGTCGCTTGCGGCTGGCTTACCCACTGCGTCACGATCCCTTCTGGTCGTGGGTCATGCGTCCGCGTGCCAGAAGGTGTCACCCAACCCACGCGGCCGTTCGTGTTGTCGATCCGTCTGCCTACCGCCCGCTGCGGCTGCTCACCTCCCGAAGCATCGCTGCCCTGAGTGCCATGTTTCGTCGCTCGGTTTGGGCTGCCCACTGGAGATACCCGGTGGGAATCTCTGACAGGTGCTTGCCCTTGTACTTGCCCCAGAACATGTGCCAGCCCTTCTTGCCCTTGATCTTCTTGCCGGTCTGCTCGGGCTCCGAGAACACGTCTCGGTGGGTGTGGTCGAAGTCCACGCCGACCAGCAGTTTCTTCCGCTTGGCGTTGAGGGCCTCCTGCTCGGCGGCGTCGAAGGCGTCCTGCGTGTCGATGGCATCCACAGCAGCCACCCCTGCTTCGCCGCTGGAGGCCGACGTGTTGCGGTCCCGTCGTGACCCCGACTTCCGGGACTTGAAGTCCAGCACGTCGAGGGCGTTGAGAATCTGGTGGCTGCGTGACGAGTCGGTGATGTCGTAGACGTGGAAGGTTGGCTTGGCACTGGCGGCGATGGCAGCCAGCCGCTCCTCACGGTTCATGCCGGGCTGGAGGACTCCGGGCAGTGTGCGGGTGCCTCGACCCAGTCGCTGCTCGTAGCGGGACAGCGACTTCTGCGGGGAGGCGAAGTAGATGTTGCGGACTTCGGGGCAGTCCCAGCCGCAGGACAGGACGCCGACGTTGATAATGACCTTCTTCTGGCCGCTGGTGAACGCAGCCATGTTCTCTGCCCGCTCGACATAGTTCTGTCGAGAATGAACGACGGCAGTCGGAAAGCCGTAGCGGTCGAACACGTCCACCAGCAACTTCAGTTGTCGGATCGAACCGGCATAGACGACTGACGGCTCATGCCGGAACGTCTTGAGGACGAGGCTGGTGACTTCCTGAGCGAGATGCTCGCCCGACAGGATGCGTGCCAGAGTTTCCGTGTCCCACTCATGCGACACCTCGTTGACCAGAGTCATGTCGAGGGACGTACTCTGTGACAGGTGGCAGGTGGGTCCGACCAGCCAGCCCTGCATGATGAAGTCGAGCATCCCGTAGGAGACTTCCGGGCGGGGCCAGTACCTCAGTGCCTTGCCCTTCCGTTTGAAAGGCGTGGCACTGAAGCCAACGACGGTCGCACCCTTCGATTCGAAGTGGGTCAGCATCGACTCCAGTGCAGGCGTGGTCCCGATGTGGCACTCGTCCACCACCACCAGACTGACGCCCTCGTAGGCAGCCATCTTGTAGCGGTCGCCAGACAGGAGACTGTCACGCGATCCCACGATGACACGGGCACGCAGCCCCTCGATCCAGTTGGCGACGTTCGGGCCCTGCTCGATCTCGCAGCCCTCGCCAAGCCGCAGTTCCAGCCGGTCTCGGGCCTGCCGCATGAGTTCAAGCAGCGGCGTCACGACCAGCGGCTGGCGGGCCAGCCTGCACAGTTCCGCGAACACCTCTGTCTTGCCAGCCCCAGTGGGCAGGGCGACGGTGATGCGGCGGGCTCCGCTTCGGGCAGCACGGCAGACTCGACTGACGGTGTCCTGCTGATAGTCACGCAGGACGACTGGCTCATGGGCGACGGCGACCATGTTTCTGGCTCCTCTTGGGCGTGGGTGTCGGAGCCGTCCTCTTCGGCTTCGACTTCGTCTTCTTCGCTGGTGCCTTCGCAGGCACCACAGGGGCAGGCGTGGGGGCCGGTGGCGGCAGGGGCACCTCAGCGGCCCGCTCCGTCCACAGGTCAACACGCTGGCTCACCATCCGGTTCAGCACGTCGAGTTCCGCCAGCATCTGCGGCAGGAACACACGACAGAACGTGATGGCAGCGTCAGGTTCCAGCGCGTCCTGCTGGGCCATGACTGAGATCACACGGGAGTAGTGCAGTGCTTTGTCGTCCATAGAAAAAAGTGCCGGATGGTGTGAACGCTGTCCGGCGCAGCGCTGAGGAGTAGGTCACACCTCCCTGATCGTTCAACCGGCCGATTCGGCCTTCTGTGCTTCCTGCTCGTCGAGGGCCTCTGCCACCTCGACGATGGCGTCGTAGCCCTTCTTGCTGATGGCACCCTCGCGAAGCCCCTTCTCGGCACGGGAGACTTCCGCCCACCGTGCATCGTGGCCCTTCGCAGCCTTCACCTTCTTCTGCAAAGCCAAGACGATGCGGGACTCGTCGTTGACGGCGGCGGTGACGTGGCCCTTCTCGGCCTGCTCACCGTTGTCGTCGTCGTCGGCAGCGACACCGACCAGCGCACACAACGCCATCCGCTTCAGGTAGGTGGCCGTAGCCGCCATCTGCTGCGGTGCGACGTTGCACTTCATGGGGACATAGGACCGCTGGAACTGCCCTGACTTGTGGCCCATCGTGGTGACCAGCACCATCGTGGTGCCATCGTCACCGAACGGCATGAACGACTGAGTGACGCTCAGTCCGTTCTTCGACAGTGCCGTGCGAACCGTGTCCAGCACAGTCGCGAGGTCGGCATAGTCGGGGATGGGTTTCCCGTCGGCTCCCTTCTTCGCGAAGTGAGAGACACATGTACGGGGGGCATTCTTCAGTTCGCCCAACGCAGCAGCGTGTGCAGCGAACAGAAGGTCGAGGGACTCAGATGCTTCCTGCCACAGGGATCGCGTATTCACTGGAACTTCCTCAGTAGGTACGCCGGAAACTCCAACTCAACAACCTCGCCATGATGGTCCGGCAGCCACCAGTCGAGTTCTTCACGCAGACGGAGGTCGGCCAGTGCCCGCTCCATGAGCCGCCGCCCTTCGGCGACGACCTTGTGGGGCAGCGTCACGACTTCAACGTCGTGGCCGATGGACGTGCTGACGACGATGAAGCGGAGGGGCACGGGCTCAAGTCCCGCAGCCTCCATGCCCGCCTGATACCATGCGTCCTGAAGGTGGTATCGCCACTTGAGGACGCTCGCTGGCCACTCAGCGAGGATGCACTCGTCACTCGTCGTCTTGAGATCGAGCCAGCAGTTCTCAGTGATGGCGTCGGCACGGCACTTGAGCCGGTGGCCATCGGTGGTCTCCCACCTGAAACTCACCTCGTGGTGGGTGACCTGCTCGATCAGTTCTCGGGCGGCGGGGTGGGCCCAGATGGCTGCCACCTCCGCCAGAATCTTGGCCCTCTCTTTGGGGGAGACGACCGTCGCTCCCTTCGGGGCCTCTTTCTCGGCCCACTTCGCGGCTTCTTTGCCCAAGAGGCCGGTGGGTGTTAGGGTTTCAGCAGGTGGAGAGACAAGCAAGTCAAGGAAGCGGTCTCCTTCCTCCAGCCAGCGGTGAAGCAGGGTGCCGTGATCGAGGGCATCGCTGCTGTAGGGCGGGAGGATTTTGGCGACGTGGCGCTTGTAGTACAGGTGCGGGCTGTCAAGGAATGTTTTGACTCTGCTGCATGACCTGTAGGTCTCGTCAGCGTGGTATTCGGCGTTGCTCTCCTCACGCCGAACGTCCACCACATGGGCCGCACATGCTCCTGGTGCGGGCCGTGTCAGGCCGTCGAAATCTTCAGCCCGGATGCCATGACCGGCATCGTGGGCAATATTGGTTTCGGCGGACTGGGAAGGGTCTTTTGCCATGCTCTCTGCCCCTCGTCTCGTTGATCGCTACCTCAGTGAACGCTACGTCTCGTCGGGATACGAACGAAACATCCGACGTGTGGCGTCTGGAGTCCAGACGCTATCGGTTCCAGCCTGCAACCGCTACCTCCAGATGCGGTTGGCGAAGGTGTCCTCCATGACGGTCGCCCACGAGCGGGCGTTGCTGCACGTCCTGCTTCGGTATGCCGCCGACGCCAACCTCATGCCCGACGTTCCTCGCGGGCTGCTGAAGGTCAGGGCGTCGAGGCCACCGACTCGGGCGTGGACTTTACGCCAGTGCTGTACGGCCGTCAAGGCCACGTTCCGTTTCGATTCCGTAAGCATGCGATGCGGGTGCCCTCTCGGCTTTTTCCTTCGATGCTGGTTGCTTCTCGGATACGAATCGGGGGCTCGGCGTGGCGACCTATGGGCGATGAAGGCCGACCATTTTCATGGCGACACCTTATGGTGGACGCAGCATAAGACGGGGGAGCCGATCCCCAAGGTGTTGAGCAAGCCATGCCTCGATGCCGTCAATGCGATGCTGGCACTCTCCACCGATGGCACGGTGCTGGCATGGGCGGCGACGGCGAGCGGCGGGGCGAAGCAAATGCGGAAGTTCCTCCGGTTGCAGCGGCTCGGTGGGTCAAGCAAGTGGCTTCGTCGGAGCGGGGCGACCCATATAGAGATGGAGCATCCCGGAAAGGGTCGTCTCCATCTCGGGCACCTCACGATGGGGCTGGCTGAGAAATGCTACATCGACTGGACGCAGGTGCGTCGTGACATCCCACGCACGCCGACTCTACTCGAATAACGAGATGGACCCGGTGTCGCTCTTCCGCTTCTTGCTCTTCTTCTTCGCCTTCTTTGGGTTCCGCAACTCTCTCCGCTCCCTGCCCAGCGCACGGGAGACGGCGAGGCGGCGGAGGGCCCACTGCGGGACGCTCGGCTGCATGGCCTCAGGGATGTACACCTGCTTGAACTCACGGGTGTACGGGTCGATGGATTCCTCGATCTGTCGGGTGGCGTCCGACAGAACGTCCTCCTGTGCGACGGTCCGCCTCTTCACGCCCGACAGTGCGTTGAACCCTGTGGTCAGTGCCCGGTCGAGGAGCGGCCTGTCGCCCCGCGTGTCGAGCATGGATCGGGCTGCGTACAGAGGACGACCCGCGAACGGCATGATCTCTGCCAACTTGTCGATCACGGCTGGCACGTCTGCGTTCGGGTTCCCGCTAACTGAGCGGGCGATGGCATCGAGCGAGGACGTGGACTCACCCAGCGGTCTGTTGGTGAAGAAGTCCTGCCCTGCCATCAACTCAGCCGTGCCTCGATACAGCGGGTGCAACTGCATGGCGAACTGTCGGGCAGTGCCCATCACTGCACCGCCAACAGTTCCGGGAGTCTCCAGCATGTTGATCTGGTCGAAGCCCGGAAGGTCAACGTCAGTCAGGTATGCCTGCGATGTTGGCGATGGCTTGCCGCCCAGTTCCTCCGGGATGGCGAATGCGAACTGCGACCGCAGGCTCGACGGGATGTAGGTGTCACCGCTCTCGTCCTGTGCCGCCTCAGTTCCCCTGACCATCTGGCCGTACCGACCGCCGGGCTGTTCCGCCATCTGGCGAAGCACCTCACGGAAAATCCTGCTCTGGTACGAGTACCATGGGAAAATCCGCTTCATCACGACCTTCTCAAACTGCGTCAGTCCTGAGTAGTCAACGTGTGCCCTCTTCATGGCACGGGCTGCGGCAGCGGGCTCCCAGTTCTGAGACAGCAACTCGATGTACCCGGACAGACGGTTGATGCCGTCCGACAGGGTGTTCATCTTCTCGCCAGCACGCATGATCGGGTTCTGCGTGTCAACCGCTGGCGTCAGTTGCGACCGCCACGTCATGAAGTCCTTGCGGAACTGATCCCACGTCCTGCCAGACTTCGGTGCCAGTTCGCCAACGATGGACCCGGCAGTGATGGGTGTGTATCCGGGCAGTCCTGACAGTGCCCCCTTGCCCAGCATGTTCACTCCGGGCTCGTAGAACTGCGTGCCGCCCATCAGTCCGGACTGTGCCAAGTCGGCGTAGAACTCGTGAACCCCATCGGGAGTGTTGTATCGCGGGATGGTTCGGATGATGCTCAGGAACGTCTCGCTCTCCGGACCTTCCTGCATCAGTGCCCGCGCAGCCCGGATGCCCTTCACTGACGACGCCCCCTCCAGCCAGTTGCTTACCGCACCGGAGTACAGGTCACGAACGGAACGGGAGGGCCACGTCAGGATCGAGCCACGCCACGCCTGCGTGTAGTGGTCGAGCCAGTTCAGCAGGGACTGCGATGCCTCGTCGCCAGAGAAGGCATCTCGGGCACGCAGCAGCCGGTTGACATGCTCCTCCGGGATGCTGATCTCCGACAGCCTGATACTATCCGGGTCCGTCTTGAAGATGTTGCCAAGACGCTGACGCATCTGCTGGGCGGCACCACGCAGTGGTCGGTTGGTCCGCCAGAGAGGATTGTCCTCGTCACCGAAGTTCTGCAGCACGTCGAAGCCAGCCTCGTCGTAGGTCTTCAGCCCCAGCCTGGTGATGGCTTCCTGCATCGAGATGTGCCGACCGCTGCCGACCTGACCACACGGCTCGGTCTTGGCGAAGGTGGCGAGCGAATCGTAGAGGGTCTCGGCAGTCGCCATCGCCTCGTTGCGGCCCTTGACGTATGACCCGATCATGTCAATCGGGTGCTGGCTGAACAGCGGCGACTTGGCGGTGATGTCGTCCGGCAGGTTGTTCATAACGCGGGCGATGTTTCTCGCCTGCTTCATGTCAACCACTTCCTGTCCGGGAGCAATCCGACCGTTCAGGAACTGCTCGATGTAGGCGGCGGCGTCGTCGTCGTTCTTGGCGAGCCGCTTCGCACCAGTGATGTACGGGTCTTGCGACAGTTCCATGATGGTGTCGCGACCACCCGGAACCTGCATCGCCTCCGTCCGTCCCAGCATGTCGCCCGTCATGTGCGACATGGCCTCACCCAACTTGCGGTTGCGAGTGGCCTCGTTCTTGAGAATCTCCTCCATCTGTCGCGGGAGGTAGTCGATGCCGTACTTGTCCCTCAGTTCGCTCGCCATCAGGCCAGCGTTCTTGGACTCGGTCAGGTAGTCCTGCCGGTTGTTGATCCACCAGTCGGCGTACTCCTTCAGTGCCGGGCGTGAAGTGACGTAGGCTTCGTCAGCCGAAGTCATCACACTCGGGCGACCTTCCTGTGCGGCACTCCATCCCTCCAGATACCGGCCCAGTGCCTTGTTGGCATCCGGGTCTTGGAACACCTCCGGGTGCTGGGACGCAACCTTCGACAGTTGGTAGGTGTGGGCATACGTCCCGACGCCACCCAGCCGCTCCTTGTTGCGAAAGTTGGCGATGTTCGTGATCTGGCTCTCGGCGTCGAGGGCACTGTCCACCGGCTTGCTGAACATGGCGGCGGCACCTCGACCGAGAGGACTCCACCTCAGGGCAGAGCCCAGCGTGTCGAACGTGTCCGCGTACTTGTCAGCGAACGCCGATCCCAAGAAGTCGCCAGTGATAGAGGGGTCTTTGAACGGCAGTCCGATGCCGAAGTTCTTGGACACACCCTGCTGCGACCGGAGTGCGTCGAAGTCGGCGTCCCCCATGATGCCCCTGAGCGATGCCTCCAGATTCGGCGTGTCGGAGTACCGGATGGCGTCGTCCAGCGAGATGGCTCGCCGGGCGGTGTTCTTGCCGTACAGCGGGCGACCTACGGTTGCCGGGTCGATGGGGGACAGGTTCCGGCCAGTCGCCTTCAGTGCCTCTTTGTTCCGGCGTGCGACAGTCGGAAGCAGGTCATCCGCGATGCCCGTGTCCAGTGCCTTCCGGGTGGCAATGATCGGGGCATCGTCCAGCACGTTGGCCTTCTGGAGTGCCCTGCCCGCTGGGGTCAGGGCCTTTGACATTCCAGACAGGTAGGCGGTCGGGCTCGTGAGAATCTCAGTCCCAAGCCCGGCGGCGAAGTTCGCCCAGTTGTCGTCAGGTCCGATGAGCCCGGCGTCCCGGAGCATCTCCCGGCCAGTCACCCGCTCGCCCGGATTGCCGGTGATGGCACCCCGAAACAGGTCGTCAGGCAGGGCCAGCAGGTCACCGACGCGAGACAGAGTCCCGCCGGTCGTCTCACCGATCTCCCGGAGGACAGAGTCCCGCTCCTCCGGAGAGACAGCCCCCAGCCCGACAGGCTCGTCGGCTAGAGCGGCCTCATCGAACAGTGGGATGTACCCGCTGGACTTCTTCCTGCCACGATTCTGGCCAGCGAACAAGTCCATCAGAGCCCAAACGCACCCTTCAGGAACTCAGGGACACCCGTGACGAGATTGCCGACGCCAGCCCGCATCGTCGCGGTCGCCTGTCGTCCCGCCTCCCGTGCGCTCACGGGCGGAGTCGGGTTGTCGAACAGGTAGTTGGCCTGCTCGGCAGTCTGTGCCGCACCGATCTGCATGGCGAACTGGACAAACGCCGCCCGGTTGCCGGACTGTCGGATGGAGTCCAGTCGGCTCTTCACGAACGGATCGTTGAGGCCCTGCGTCCGGGCCCGGTTGCCAGCCATGAGGTTCTGCACCCGGTCAGCCACGAACGCCGGGTCGCTGTTGGGGTGCATTCCCTCCACGACACGCTGGATGGCACCGTACTGCTCCATGACCGGGAGGGCGTAGGCGTCCCGAAGTTCCCGCTCCCAGTTGGCAGCCACCGTCTTGTCGTCAGGCTTCGTGGCCGCAATCGCGGCCTGTGCTTCTTCCTGAGCCTCCGCGACCTTCCCGGCGGCGGTGCCCTGAACGGCAGCCAGTTGGCGGTTCTGCATGCCAGCCTGCGGGTTCCCGAAGATGTCGTAGACCGCAGCCATCTGGAGCGGGTTGTTGCTGGCGACAGCCTCTTGCAGCGACCGGACAGCCATGCCCGGAGCCTGATTCGGGTTCCGAAGGTCTTGCGAGATGTTGTAGTTCTGGGCCCGGTTGCGAGCGGCCTGATGCTGGTTGCCCTCCCTGATCTGCCGCAGTTTCTGGCCGAGTGCCACCATCTGATCCTTGCCGCCCTGAGTGCCAGCAGCCTGCTCGATCTGGGCCATGATCTCCTGAGCATCCTGTCCGCCAGCCTGACCCTGAAGGCCCTGATTCCGGTTGGTCAGGTCTCGGAGGAACCGACGCTGGTCCTGCATGGCCAGCCGCTCCCGGAAGGCAGCGGTCGGCTTGTAGCGGACACCACCTGCACCGGTTGGCACCGCCTCGTACTTGCCAGCCAGTTGGTCGTGCCGCTCCTTCTCCCGCATCACGTCGGACCGGAGGAGGTCGAGGTCGTCACCGTACTTGATCGCGTCGATGCCATACGCCTGAGCGAGGGCGGCGATGTGCGAATCGGACATGGGCCCCTGAGTGGGGTCTGCCGCGATGAAGTTGGCCAGTTCCATCGCCTGAGGGCTTGGGGCTCGGGCGGACTTGGAACCGTCCGGGTTGTGGGTGAACGTCCCGCCGAACCGGGTCATCTGGATGTCCGGGTTCCGGACGTTCCGGCTCATCTCGCGGGCCTGAACCTTGCTGTAGTGGTCGGGCTCGCGGCCTTCGGGGATGGGTCGGCCTGCCAGTCTGCGTTCCTTAGCCATCATGGTCTGCTCGCCCGGAGACAGAGTGGGGTCGCCAACGGGCTTCACGCGGGGTGCCATGACTGCGGACTGCCGCATCTGGGCCAGTCGGTCAGTCGGCGGAATATCCCCGAAGTTCTCCGACAGCCAGTCGTCATAGGACATGGTGTTGCTGTGGCCACCGCCTTCGAACTTCTTCTGGAGGGACGACTGCTCGGCTGGGCTCATGGCCCGGAGGGTGTCCTGCGTAGTGATCCGCTCTTCGCCGGGAAGGGTGCCGCTCTCGGGCTCGTCAGGAACCAGTGCATCCCGCCCATGAATGGGGCGCATGTGGCCGGTGAAAGCCTGCATGGCACGACCGGCAGTGACCGACGGCTGGGTGGGCCGGGCGACTGTGGGCTCGTCGCCGCCGGTCACATCTCGGGATGCAGCCCCCACCTGCCCAAGATCGGGCTTCTGCGGGCCGGGCATTCCGGGCAGGGTGATGCTGGTGTCCTCGTCCGGCGGTGCGGGAGGGAGTCCGATGCTGCCCGGACGCTCCGACATGCGGCTCCGGACGAACTGCTCCATCTGGCGGCGTCGTTCAGCCAGTGCCCCGATGTCGGTCCCGGTTGCCATGTCATCTCCACCCGTTGTAGTTCTGGATCGTCTGGAAGGTCGGCACCTTATTCATGGTCCCAGTGCCCCTCACGCGGTTCAACGCAGAGTTCAGTCGCTCGATCTCGGCAGCACGAGCCTCCTCCTCGTCGGCCACACTCCCGCCGTCCGCAGCGCCCGGAGGGACAGGGATGGGGTCGAAGTTGCCGCCGCCAGCACCGCCCGGCCCGTCCGCTCCCGGCCCGCCCGGCCCGCCCGGAGGGTGCCCGCCGTTGCCGATCCGGCCCAGTCGGTCCAGTGCGATGCCGACAGGGATGGTGATCCCGGCACCGATGGCGGTGTACTTCCCGGCCCTCTTGGCTGCGTTCCACATGGTCTGGAGGATGCCGACCTTCTTGGCGGCTTCCTCCGCTGCGGCCCCTGACGTGCCGTCTGCGGGCTTGTCGGGGGCGTCTGGGCTGGACGGACGTTCAGTCGGGTCCGGGCCCTCTACGGGGCGAATGTCGTCGATGTCCTCCGCATCGTCCATTCCAATGCCTGCAGGGCGGTCGTCCGGCATGTCGATGTCGTCGGCACCGTCCGCACCCAGCGTTTTCGAAACAGGGGGTTCGTCGGGCGGGCCCATCCCGGCACCACCCGGCGCGGGCTTGGCGGTCGCCCGCTTTCCGCGACCCGGTTTGGCGGCGGGCTGGGGGGCCGGTGCGGTGGCGGTCGTCGTGGGGGTGGGGCCGGTCCCGGTGACTGGGGTGATCCCGGCTGCCTTCCGGGCGGCGACCTCCGCATCGACGTGCTTCTTCCGGGCCGCTCGGGCTGCGGCGTCGGCTTCCTCCGGAGAAACCCCGTCCGCCAGAGCCTCCTTCCGGGCCTGCTTCTCGACCGCGTTGGCCTCCTTCTGGATTTCCTCCATCGTCTTGGGGCTGGCACCGGTCACCGTCTTGGACGGTTCCACGACAGCACTCGCGGCTGGCTTGGCCGCTGCCTTCTTCCCTCGACGCCCGCCCTTTGGCTTGGCTTCCGGAGTCAGTTCCTCGACAGGGCCCAAGTCAGTGGCCGACTGGCCGAGATTGTCGATCTGGTCGGCAGGGGCGTCAGTGACAGGGGCGATCTCCGCCGGTGCAGGAGCGGCCTTCGCCACCGACTTCGCCGGGCCTTCCCCAGCGGACGGCATGTACCGGTCGAGAAGCGCCGAGATGCTGGAGTGTGCCGCCTCGTAGGACCGGCCACCCTTCTCGGGCTCGGCGGTCTTCGGGTACTGGGACTGCTTGGACAGCACCTCGTTCGAAATCGAGGCAGTGTCCGGGAACAGGAGTCCCCCAGTTTCCGGGTCCACCATCTCACGCGGGTTCCACAGCCCGAACCGCCGGGACTTGAGCATCGCCTGAAGCGAGTTGGCCGACCGGCTGTCGGATCGCGAACCGCCCAGACGACCGTCCTTGCCACGCTGTCCCAGAGGAACAGTCGGGTCAGTCGCATCAGGCCCGTCGTCCATCAGTTCGGCGGCATCGGACCCAAACTCACTGTCTGCCTCGTCGCGGAGGGCAGCCCGATCCTTCGCACTCAGGTCGGCCTTGCCACGCTCGATGAACCGCTTGTCCGGGTTCTTGAACCCAGTCATGCCGCCGACGATGTCGTCGTAGGTCTGGGCAGGGCCAGCACGGTTCAGTGCCCGGTCGCTCGGGCTGTAGACGGCACCGGCCTTCTTGTCGAGGTCGCCATACGCTTCGTCGATCTTCTTGGTGGCTTCCAGTGCAGCGGGGTTCGAC